AGGATCGGCCTCCAGCTCGGCAGCCATGATGTTGTCATCGTACTCAGGCCAGACGCTTTGACCGTCCTTCACAAACGTATAAACGCCCTGGGCATAGCAGCGGATCCAGTCTAGATTCTTGCCAGCCAGCTGCTGCATATAGTAGCCAGCGGGTAGGTTGTTGACGTTCTCTGCTTTCTCATTCAGACGCCACCATTTGCCACTTGCGAATATATGGTCATTGGCCTCTGGGTTTTCTGGCAGATCTTCTTTGGCCACTTCAATCACGCCACCAGGCTGCTTAAAGAACTTCCATGCGTACTTACCAGTGATCGGCTCTTTCTCAGCGACTCGATGCCACCAGTGGTCATCATCCATGGGGTTGGTGTCCATGATGATGCCGTGCCAGGTAGCACCGCCATCACGCTTGGTAGGGTATCGGCCAACACGGTGCGTCAATCCATCAATCACAGCCTTTGGCAACTCACGTGCCTCATTCACCCACGCACCAGTCAACTCCAGCGAGAGCAACTTACGCACGTCTTTTGGTTGATCAAGGGCTAAGAAAATAATCTCGCAGTCAATGCCAGCAGCGTCACCCCTAGCAGGCAAGCGGATATGGTGGGTAATCGGTGGCGTCCACAGCAGATTGCCAAAGGTGGCCTCTGGAAATAGATCTAGCCAGGTCTTAATCGTGGTGGTCTTGAGCATGGGGTAGCTGTTACGCACCACCGCCCAACGGCTGTACTTGATGCCGTCCACAGGGGAGGGCTTTTGCTGGACAGCTTTGATCATGATCTTGGCTGCACAGGCGTAAGACTTACCAGAGCCAACAGGACCCATAAGCCCCTGCACAAAAGCATTAGACTGAATCATGTCATAGACGATTGGGCTTTTACTAAAGTCCAGGTTAAGGCCAGCCATTGGCATTTCACGTGGCGAATGTTCTTTAGTTTTCATGGTCATCCCTTGGTTTGTCTTCCACATCCACAACATCTGGCGCACGTACATTGATACCAATCACGCTAGGCTTGTCCTCATTGTCTGGGTTGTCCAGCAAACCACTAGCTTTAGCCAAGATCCGCAGCACCGCCACCTTGTCATAGAGATCAATCTCCAGCGTAGACGCACCGTCCTTGTCCACACGCACCTTGATGTTCTTAATCGCCATCAGCGCAGTCTCTGGGATCAAGTGGCTAGGCTTGACCTTCACATGGCCATTCTCATCCCACGACATGATGTCAGTGATCTTGGTGTTAGCCATGGCCAGCAGTGCATACGCAGTGGCCTCCTTGTTCTTGACCAGCGTAGTAGAGCGCTCCAAGCGCCTGACAATGGAGCGAGTGCCACCCCAGCCAGCTACTGGCGGGATCTGAGTCGGATATTTAGTACGTGCCATCAGAATGGGATATCGTCATCCATAGCAGCCACAGCATTGGCAGCAGGAGAGGGTTTGGCAATAGGCGCAGCTGGAGCAAAAGGCTTTGGCTGGTCTAAGACCATGCCTTGTTGTTGGCCATTCTGTTTAGGCTGCTTTGGCTTACCCAACTTAATCTTGAAGTACCACTCACCAGCACGTGTCTTACCAGGCTGGATGTCAATCCAGTGCAGAGTGCCATCAGGCAGTAGCAGTTCACCTTTGTAGTCAGCGTGCCAGTCCTCAGTCTTATCCTTGTTCTTAAACGCAGAGCCTTGACCAGGTCTTAGCTCAAATGGTTTGTCATAGTTAGTAGTCATTAACTTAGTCCTTTGGTTGAAAAAATAGAGAAAATACCAATGTAGTAAAAGGTATACAGAAAGAAATTGGGGAAAAATTCATTCAAGTACCCCTACGGTGAGGTGGGTGGGTGGGGGGAGGGTACATCGAAAGTGCTACAACGCAGGATTGCACTGCCAAAGCACCCTCCTGCCATGCCTCTCTATAGGTACGCCACCCACCTGTACTGTTCCCATACGTTGGTATGCGTTCAGTACAGCATCCTACAGCAGGCTCTACAAGGCTTTGATGTGCCATGTGGCTACCCTGATATTGACTGGATGGTTTCATGGCCTTCTAGGTGGCTTAGATTGCGTTTAAATGGCATCCATCTTGGTCTGGGTTGCCATCATGTGCATGATACCGTCAGCAAGTGCCTGATCGGTGGGTGTGATGCCCTCGGCCTCGTAGGCAGGCAGCAGGATGTCCAGCTTGGCTTTGACGTCTTCTTGATTTACTTTCATTTTCTTTTCATTCATTATTATTAAGTTAATATTAGATATGTTAAATACGGTGTCTTTTGATAACCCTATGTTATCGACACTGATAACCCTATGTAATCGCTCATTTAAGTTATCCACAGTGTTATCAACAGACTTATCCACAGATGTAGGTGTGTTATCCACAGGCGTTATTGCCTTGTTCTTTCTCTTCATGTCGTACCCCTTTGGTGTTACTTTGTTACGGTTGGTGATGGATTCCTTTAGCATCTCTGCTATGCGTCTGAGGCCTTCCTTGTCTACTTCATTCTGTAACCTTTCTTCTTCAGCTGCTATGAGTCCTGGTGGCCTTGCATCCTCTTTGTTGGACACCATTGCGATAGCCTCTTCAGCTGTGATCTCTGGATCAAAGATCACTCTGACTGTCTCATTCCTAGCCTTTGCATAGCCTTTCCTGAGTACCTCGATGTAGCCCAACTTCTTGAGCTTGGATATCTGCCTGCTGATTGCTGGCTGGCTTATGCCTAAGTCACCAGCTAACCTTCTCTGGCTAACCCAGGTGATGCCAGCACGGTTACAGAACGCACACAGGCCTGCCAGGACTGCTACGCCAGCTGCACCCAGATCTTTGTCGAACACTGCCTTGAATGGCAGCACAACGATCTTCCTTTGGTCTGGCAGTGGGTCTTGGAGCTTTAGCCTGGGTTTCTTTGGCAGCTCGAATGGCAGCACGTTATCTGGCATTGCGCTCACTTAACCGCTCCACTTCTTGTATTCTTTTGCCAATCCATGCCATTACTGGCACAGCCATTGAGTTACCCAAAGCCTTGTATCGAGGTCCATCTGGGGTTGGTTTGCCCTTTGGTTGGATGTCTGTATAGTTATCTGGAAAGCCTTGAAGACGTTCCTCTTCTTTTGGAGTAAGTAAACGCACAGTATTTGCTTTGTAATCGTAAATAAGGGCATCTAACTCTTGTCTGTCATAGGCTCCAGTTCTTGTAGATAGACATCCAGTAATTGTTTTTCTTCTACCTCTAAGTTTTCCGTGTATCTGCGAATAATCCCCTGACAGGCTATGGCGCTCAAAAAGTACCGCTGCGGCACGTCTCCAGTCTCCAAGGTATCCGACAACGAACACACGTCTGCGTCTTTGGGCCACTCCAAAGTATTGAGCGTCAAGAATCCTGTATGCGAACCCATACCCGAGTTCCCCCAGCGCCCCGAGGAAGACTCCAAAGTCTTTTCCTTCGTTAGATGACAAGACGCCAGGGACGTTTTCCCATACAAGCCACTTGGGTTTAAATTTGTCAGCAATGGCAAGATAGGTGAGCATGAGGTTGCCACGTGGATCATCCAATCCCTTTCTAAGTCCTGCGACTGAGAATGATTGGCATGGGGTTCCTCCAACGAGAAGATCGACAGTTGAATCAATTGACCACTCCTTAAATTTAGTCATGTCACCGTAGTTAGTGACGTCTGGATAGTGATGCGCCAGCACCTGAGATGGAAACTTCTCAATCTCTGAGTAACCAACTGCCTGCCATCCCAATGGATGCCATGCCACAGTTGCTGCCTCAATACCGCTACAAACAGATAAGTACTTCATTAACTACGCTCTGCCTTCTTGATCTCGTGCATATACGCTCTGACCTTGGCCTCTGCGTTTTCGCCATATAGAGCGTCTAGCTGACTTAGATGCCTCTCGATCAACTCCTTGTCCCGCAAGACTTCCCAAGTCGTTAACAACTCTCTGCCACACGCCATCAGCAGGCATTCCAGGCTGGGTGAGGGTGCATTGCTGGCCTTCCTGTAGATGTACTTGTGTCTCATGCATAACTAGCCTTTTTAGACTTCCTGGGCGCTCTTGTCCTGCTCCTGCTGGCCTTCACAATGTTCTCTATCCTGGCCAACTTCAGCTGCTCCATGTGGGTGGCATCTAGGATCTGGGTGATCTGCTCGGTGGTCTTAAAAGTGTGCAGATTGCCACACTCATACCGCCTGACAGTTATATTGTTTTCCCGCTTGCGTGTGTCTTTGATTAGCGTCCATGCGTTACAGATAGG